ATCACAAATATAATCAGCCCCGACTCTTGCGGCCGGAGATGCATTATGAGCCGCAATAACCAATGTCATGGCCCGTTGAGCATCCCCGGCAATTGCGGAAATTTCTGGCGACGGGATACTACGTTGACCCGATGTATCCACTACAACAACTCGAACATAATATGTTTGACCTGGAATTAATCCGGTTACCTGGATTGGTACGCTGGTTGTGATAAAAAACAATGTCTTATTCGTTCCATTCCATTCAGCTGGATTATTAGGTTCACTAATCCACGACGATCCATTCCATCCAGTAGGATTAAATTTTGGGGTCAAACTGACATACACCTCGAAATGTTTAAAATCTACTGGTTTCTCGTACGCCAATGTTATCACCCCTGTATTTTTAACGATCGATTCTTTACCATCATTACACCCTACAATGGTTAGCAGCACAGCTAACATTATTATCATTTTTTTCATGGTATTCCCTCCAAAGTCAATATATTCAAATATAATTATGTAATCTCAGAGGTAAATTGTAAACCCTTTTACTGTTTGCTTTGAACTCAGCATTTCCACTTGTGGAGGGGGAGGATTTAACTTGACTTCAAACGTAGTACTTCCGATTGCATACCGGTTTCCAAAAAAGTCTAAAGTTTCAACTGTAATATTATACAATCCTATTTTTTCAACAAAAAAGCTATGGTTCACCTTGGACATATCTATATTCGCTATAAGTCTATTATCAAGTAATATTCTTGCTCCATAATATTGTCGCGGTGGTATCCAAGATACATCCACCCAAACAGTCCCACCTAAATCAATATGGCTGCTAACTAGTACCTTGACTTCCGGAACAATCGGGATAATATCAATTACCGGAGTTTCTCCGGATTCATCGTATACGGAGTCCTGATACTCGATACATCGCAATTGGGCTGTTAAATCATCCTTCATGCTCAAACTCAAAAGACGGAATTTTCGGACCTCGTCACCAATCCGGCCAAGTACATATATATCATTGATGTCCGGTTTGGTAAACGCAAATCGCGACTCCTTTAAATCAGGCGGTACTTCTCCGTCGATTTCAACAGTAGTAATCCCATTGCTATATACGGACGATAATACCGTAACAACTTTAAATTCATCAATGCCATAATACAGCACTATTTGCTTTCCAGCGCTATATTGGGCTATGCCATCTCGTGCTATAGTAAAATGAGTGGTATCCAGATATTTAGCAATGTCTGTATCTTCCTCAAACGGCGTTGTAAATTTGATTACATTTACCTTCTCTTCCTTGCTTTCGTCGCACATCCCAAAGATCGTCAATATCGATTCTTTAGCCACTGTCCGTTCGATAATACTGTCATTTGCCAAAGTAATTTTTACTACATAACCATAATTTCCTAGTGTTACCTTGTCCACCTCACCAAAAGCATTGGTAATATCATCCACTAAAATCCAGTCATCTCCGACATCACGTATCCTGCCACCTGGTCCCCAATATGGATATTGTAACCCAATCACTTTTCCGGGCCGAGCAGACAACGCCTGGGCAATAACCGGAAATTCGACTGTTTCGTTTATGTCACGATTAATTCGTAATTGGTATTGAGCCCATTTATACCCAACTTCATAACTATTGCACGCTCGCAAAAATACTGGAGTTGGGTTTGGACTCGTACTTGGGATATAATCCCGAGCAACCACCGGGAAAGTAATTTTTTTAGATCCTCTGTTTCGATCGAAACACGATACTTCGATCGCATTGGCCCGGTCTTTTTTAGGAATAAACTCGCCAGTTAATCCGTCAGCACCCATAGTTGCGACCGTGAAAATCTGAGATACATCGTCCACCGGTCCGTCAAACCAACATCCAATTTTTGTACCAGTCCGTAAAATATGACCTCGTCCCAGCGTTTCAATGTGTTTTGTAGCCTCTTCAATACTTTGTGATTCATCGATGTAGTAAGAGCAATAGATCCCATTGTCCTCGCAAAATTTCGCCCAATTGGCAAAATCCTGATAAATCATATATTTAGCCGGTACACCGCGAACTACAAACTCCCATTCTCCAGTATGTATATTTTTTAAACGTCGTACTCGATGATAGATAGCGTATCCTACCCAGGCCGGATTATTGGCCGGCTTCGGTTGATAACTCCCGGGGCCATCCGGATTAGCTAATGAATTCGGTACCCAAACCCACACATTAGACACTTTTTGGTCCCAGGTGATACTTTGTAGACCTCCGTTCAACTGATCTGTAGCCAAGGCCTTGATGGCGAGCTTGATTTTATTAGGATACACAAAATCATCATAAATAATATGACTCAGAGCAATCCAATAAATTTTATTATTATATGATCTATTATCTTCACCGCCATCCTTATGCACACACCGCACCTGGACATCTCTTTGGGCCATTTCGAGATTGTCAAACCGGTACACCCGATACAACGGCTCGTATTGAGCTCCCCGGATCACAAATCGCTGTGATCTAAACTCAATCTTTTTAATATTTTGGGGATATATACCGGAAATTTTAATAGATCTGGGTGATACAGATGTGACTGTCCGTTGATACCGTAATCCAAATACGGTGAATACTGTAATAACATCTCCGGGCTTCAATATATCTGTGCAATCAACATCAACCCGAATCCATTCCTCATTATACTCGATGTCATATTCATTTGACGCCCGTATATTATAATTTGCTTCAGCATACGTCCAATTAGTTTCATTCACCTTTTTATGCCGTATCTCAACAATTACTTTAGCTTCTTCAAGTCGTCCCTTTTTATTGGTATACCCAATTCCATATGGTAATGATAAAACCACTTCGAGAGCTTCCCCGGCTCCATCTGTTTGATGACTTGTCCAGTCTGCCCCCATCGTCAAAGCATATGATAACGATTGAGTCGAATAGGTATCATTAAAATTAGGAATAACCGATTCATCATTCAGACCAGCTCGTTTATATACCTGGACATCCTCATAATTCTCAATTGGATTTCCGTTGATACGGATATTGGTAATACCTATGCAATTATCATCTTCGCCATCACCAATATAATCACAAGGACCCTCTCCTCCACTCAAAAGGATATTTAAATACTGTTTGTCCCCGTCATAACTGACATATGACGATAACACCTGAGCTTGTCCCTGTTCTCCAACCCTCACTTCACCAAATGTCCATTGAATAGCCGCGCCCTCCTGTGTCATAAGAGGTATATTTCCCCAGCTGTATGTATTCTTCAAATCATCCTGTTCAGAAACTCCAAAGAGATTACTAATAAGCATACCTCCCAGTATGTTGACACCCATCGCAGCTACCCAAGCGCCCGCTCCCCATCCGGCCATGCCGGCCGTTCCTGCAGCGGACCAAACCCCATATTGGACAAAGTTGCCCACACCCATTGTAACAACCATCAGTGCAATCGATGCAACGATTGCCAAGGGGTTCTTGGAGTCTCCGTCGCTGCCTAATAATGCTGGTAAAATTGCATAGGTTTCCTTTTCATTCGGGGTTAGTTTTTTTGCATCATCTATCGGCACAACTTCCCCATTCCGAATAATATTAAACGGCACTTTAAGATAATACGGCTGCAATGCATCATATAATGATTGGCCGTCTTGGTGGTCAATAGTAATCAGCTGCCCGTCATCAATAAATTGATTTCGGATGATTCTAACCTTTAATTTTCCCATAATTTACCCACCTTGGCACAAAAATACCCCGAATGACTTTCGCCCACCGGGGATCAAAAACTTCTCCAAAACATACTCCGACCTTGTCCAACGTATGGATAAATCGGCCATTTCCAATATATACTGCTACATGGTTGATGTCTTCGGGAGAATTTGCTTTCATTACAACCATGGCCGGCACCGGTGGCTCTCCATCTACTGCAATCCATTGTTCACGCCATTTTTCAAATGTTGCCTGTATAGCTTTTTTATCCCAACAACTGCCCTCATAGTCGAGGAGTTCTATACCATATCGCCTGAACACTTCCATGGCCAGGCCATAACAATCATATCCCGATCGATCACGCCCTCGGTCTTTAAATGGCACCATTTTGAGATCTGATAAATCAACCAACTCGTAACCCCCCCGGTAGGGCCGGATGGCCACCCCACCGTTTGCTATTGCCACGTTTTCGACAGTCTTCCAGAGTGCCGTTGCAGGATGGATGTTGAGCCATTACTGCAGCCGAAACTCCACATTCAATTCCCCCATAACCTGTACCCGTAATATAATTGCAAAAATCTTTCATATATCGATCCGGCGGCACCTTCTGGCTAATAACATATTCAGTATCCAGTTTGATTGTGATCCACCGGTCATCATATGGGATCCGACCGACACAAAAGGTTTCCTCATAATAACACTCACCTAACTCCAGCGTTGCCTGATGCACCAACCGTAGTGTAAGTGTCGCGCCTTCTCCACCCTTAGATTCCCTGATATATTTCATTATGTATCCATTGAGATTAGATACTTTAATTGATACCGTAGGTATCTCCCCTGTTCCATCTACTGTCAAGTCCGACAATTCAAAGGGAAAAGCAACATACGTATTTCCACGCCAAACAATGTTTTCATTGTTATTTACCAGTCGGACTATATTCGTCCCGAGCTCAATATCAATAATAAAGAACCATGGATGTATTGATGTCATACGATTTTTATGCAATGTGGCAACTAATGATAGTGTATCAGGCATTTTTTAACGTCCCCCACATTTTGATGGTGCCAGACCAATAATATGGTGTCTGATAATTAAATTGGCTGACATCAGACATGCGGACCATAAAAACTCGATTATACCATTTCGACAACGGATCATCGCAGGTCCATTCAAACTGCCGTGCTTCACCGTAGATAACATCCGAAAAAAAATCCAAAATCCTTTCATAATCAGCATAACGTATCTTAGTATACTCAACTGTAATATCATATACAGTTCGTGTATATATAGCCTGGCTGATTTCACCCCCGTCTCGGGTAGTATGTGAACGGCCTTTGTTGCGAGGCACTATCATTACCTTGGCTGGTCGTTTATCAATTTTTGGGAATATTGCTGCAGCCATTACCATATCACACCCCCTGCAGCGCTTTACGGAAGTTAGGATCTGTAGCAATAAAATCTAGAACAACATTTTTAACCCATTGCTTGCCATCAAATTTCAAGGGTTCCTCTTTGACTGCTGGATTTGCACCATTCGAAATGACATTAACTTGTACACTCGGAACCGTTGCTGTACTAACGGCGCCTAAAGGTATCACTTCCCCTGAGACATTAGGCCGGAAGAATTCGATTTCACCAGGAGACCAAGGCTCGTTTACTCTGTACAATGTCCCAGCCGAAACAGGCCCACCATATGCTCTTCCGGGAGTCTGTGTCCCACTCGGAACAGTGGTGTTGTTAGATGGCGTCGTAGTGCCACCAAAAAAATTATTCATCAGATACTTAAAGAAATAATGACCTACAAGCTCACTCAAACTATTATAGATCCTATTTAATACATTGGTGGCCACATCAGCAAGTCCTTTAAACCCTCTACCAATACTTGAAATAGTCTGACTGAAAGTCTCTTCCAAAGCCTCGCCTGTGTCTTTACCAAGGTCCTGCATTCTTTCAGACCATGTTTTAGTATCATCAAGAGCTTTATTTAACCCATTTTTAAAACTAAAATCCTCAGTTTTTTTCGTCATTTTGTCAATTTCTGTCTGATAATACTGGGTAAATAGCTCTACCAATTTCATGTTGTCCCCATAAACCTCTTCAAATTTCTTCTTTTGCTGCTCTAGAGACCACTTTTTATACTCTGTTTCCGTTAGAGTATTTCTCATAATTTTCTCAGTGAGCTCCTCCGCGATCCTGGCCTCCTCATCCATTAATTCTTGAGGGAGGTTCTTATATTGTTCGAAAAGTTCAAAACGTTCTTCGAGCGCACGTTGAGTTGCCTCTTTGATTTTTTGGGCATGTTCTGCAGCCTTTTTATCATCATCATATTTCTGTAGGTATTCTGCCCATGACTTCAAATTGGCATTTTGAGGATCAACTTTTACCATATCATATAATGCTTCCCGATAAGCATTGGCTTTAGCAGTATTTTCATCATATAGCTCTCCAAGCAATTCTTCGGTTCTTTCTATTTCTTTCAACTTTTTATTGAGATTTTCTATGATCTGCTCGGAAGTAATCCCTCTCTTTTCTGGGCTGACTCTTAATTTTTCAGGCGGTTCAAGACTTTTAAATGTGTTTTTTTGAGACGTATCTTCGGGGCGCATTTTCAGCCAAGCATCCAATTCTTGCTGAGCATTTTTCAATTCAATAATCCCCAATTTGGCTTTGCTAACCGCTTCGCTCATATTGATATAGTTTTTAAATATGCTATTATACTGTTGCTCTAAAACATGGAATTGGGTGGCCAATGGAGTTGTGGCATTGATGATCCCATCAGCAATAGCCTGGTGAATTATTTTCTGTTTTTCTGCTTCGGTCTTTGCACGGTCGACCTTACCTACGACATCCAAGACCTGAAAATATTTTGGGGCAATCAGATCTAGTTCTTTTTTCAAACGATTTAGTTCAGGACTTAACTCTTTTTCGATTTCCTGCAATCTAGGCAGTTCATATTCCGCGCGTTGAGCCGCAATTTCCAGATGTTCTCGCCGTAGCTGCCAAAGTTCCTTTGACGCTCGTTTCGCAGCATCCGCATTACCGATCAACGCACGACCCATATTATCGTATCCGGTCACTGCTTGAGGTGCTATCTGTACAATTTCATCAATGATATTCCGCAACTCTTTATGTTCAGAAGTTGATTTATTGGTCTTTGATCTCAACTGTTCATAACGAGGTATCAATTCATTAAGCCGTTTGGCCTGATCACCATATTTTTCAGCTAGTCCTTTTGCTTCGTTGATCGCCCTGGTTGTTGATGATAACTGCTGCTCAATACGACCACTAACATCTTGACTATATCGCGCCCACATCGCCAATCCTGCCACAACAGTAGAAATGCCAATGGCTAATCCAGCCGGTCCGGATAATACATTTAGCAATAAACCTATTCCGGTAGTTACCGGACCGATTGCCGCCGCCAAAACACCAAATTGTACCGCCGTCTCTTTAATAGACGGCGGTAACTCTGTAAACCACTGCACCAAGTCTATAACTGGATCAATCAAATCAGTAAATATCGGTATAACTTCATTCCCAAGTGACATCCCTGCGGTTTTAATTTCCTCAGTTGCTACCCGTAGTTTGTTTGCTGGGCTATCGATCGTCCGTGCTAAGTCACCTTGTGCTTTTCGGGTAGCTTCCATGATCACATTATACCGAGCCCAAATTTTTTGCTGTTCTGATAGTTGTTCTCCTTGCTTGATCAACCCATTTGTCAATGCCCAGTTTTTAATTGTTGTTTCATTAACAATAATACCGTATTTTTTCAGAGGCTCAGACTCGCCCATGATCCCGGCCCGTAGTTCTCGTACAGCTTGTTCTGCTCCGCCGGCAACATTGTAGAAAGAGGCCATATCATAACTAAGCTCGGTCAATCCCTTGGCCATGTCATATGCAGCTCGTTCGCCCATTTCCATGGACTTAAACATGACATTAAACATCGCTGCATTTCTCCTGACCTCATACTCGTTTACTCTCAATTTATCCCGAAGTTCTTTCGACCACGATTCTGCAGCACTTATCATGTCCCCGAACGATTCTTTAGCCAAATTTTCACTTTCAACAATATCCATGGCCATCTTTCCGGTAGTCACCATGAGCACTGTCAACGGGGTGGTAAGTCCGACTGATAAACTTTTTCCGGCTTTAGTCATTTCAGAGCCAAGGGCTTTAGCCTGTTCTGTTAATCCGGATAAAGTTTCTTCCATGCCTTTCGCTGGTTGCGTAAACATATCTCTAGCAGATATGATAATTTGAACCTCTTTATTCACTAGAATTCCCCTCCCTCTGCCGTTGATCGCGCTTCAATTCATACCGTTCAAGGGCTTTGAGCTTAGCAAATATAGCCGGAGTAATATGGATATAGTTAACTCTGGCTATCTCAAATATAGTCGTATAATCCAATCCAGTCCGGATCATTACCATTCCGGCCGGCGAAACAATCCACTGTCTCTTCCACTCATTGTACACCTGTGTCCATAACCACCAAACATCATAATTCTCTGGGTACAACTGCGGACAGTTATAGTCACACTTTATGCAATCATAATATTTCGCGGTCTGTTTCTGCACACTTAAACATGCTTTGCAATACTCAGCTTTAGTTAAGTGCCAGTCCCAGACCGCAATCAGTTTTTTATATCTTCAGGGAACCCATAAGTAAGCCGAAACGTTTTAACACCCAATTCTAAAACTTCATTGTATGGTACATCTCTGATATCAACCTTGGTTAACTGATAAACATTTGCTACAATCCACTCGGACATCTCGGCCATGGTTTTTTTATCTATACCACTGATATCGTTATATGCCGGATCAAGCCCATTTTCCCGTAGAGCTTCCACCTCTCCTGCGGTCATCGGCCTTGCTTTTGGTAGTTTGCTCATCTAACTTACCTCCTATCATTACGCATAACTGGGTATATCATTAACCAAAGTCACAACGATGGCCGAACCATCTGCATGATCATCAAAATAAGCTCGATAGTTCAGATCCATCAAAATACCGGTCGGCCCTTCAATAGCCGGCGAATTTTCCTCATACATTATCTCGGACATATCAATTTGCAATGAATATGCCCCGTTTATAAATTTAAACTGCAGGCTGCTTTCGGTACCGGCTGATGCTTTGGTGTATAACGCAAAATCCGTAAACAGTCCTTTAACATTTCCGCTAATTTGAATCAGACCTTCCGGAATATCTCCACGGGTTCCTTGTCCGCCAATCAAATACTGATTACCATCCAGGTTATTATTAATGGTCAGATCAACTGAGGTCAACGTCGCAATATTCGCCCCGCCCTCTTTAGCCGTCAATTGAAATTGATTAAACTTCGACAATGAAATGGCCGCCGGTGTATCATCATACGGTGCATCACCCTTCAAACTTTTTGCTCCCATAATTTCAATTGATGCACTCAATTCCCCGTCGCCGCCCATGGACATGGACATGGATGATATCTTACAGCCATTAAATTTTTCGTATTTGCCAATGTCGGTATAGCCCTGTTCTAACACCAAACTAGGTTGACCATCTCCAACCTTGAACACATGCGTATATGGTCCGGCTCCAGTAGTAATCGGAGCACCAAACATCGCTTTCAACCACCATCCAAATGCCCGGAGATCCACCGGTACAACAACCGTACCGCCAACCGCCAAGTTACCTTTAGCCGGCTGAGCTGGATTTCGGTTATCACGTATGGTTGTATCCTCAATTAAATTCCTGGTTGCTCTGATCGACGATGTTTTAATCGGCATGATCAATCCGCTTGGTGATTCCGGATCCATACCAAACGCCGTCTCAAAATCCATAACTAAACGCGATTTAAACCCTTTAGCCTGAGCCAATTCAATCACTCCTTTTTATTTTTATAACAAATAACCGCCTCTCAGTCGGAAGCGATACTAAGCCAACATCAATATTTAATAGATCAATTCAGCTCCAATACACGGCTCAATCTCTGTTTCCAATGTCATCTCTCCGACTATCTGTGGAAACATTTCCAATGCATTAATTTCAAAGGTCATTTTAGTGATTGGATAATCCGGCCGTACCTGAGCGATCGTTTCATATATGAGTTGTCCCAACTGTGAGCATTGTTGAATTCCGACATACTCAACAACATTATCTATTACAACCGTCTGCTCATTATAAATAGACCATCCGATCGACAACGCATATAAAAATGGTGTGATTGCCTGGCCCTCGATTTTCGTTCCTGGCATCAAAATTATCACCGGGCAATCATCATCCGTTGGAGGTGCATCAAAATTAATACCTACGAAGATAGTCGGTAATTTATTGTACTTCTCCAAGCAAAAATCGATAATCGGTTGACTGTTTTTGATCGCATCTCGCCATACCGTTAAAATGTCATACATATCTATGGTTTGTTCACTCACCGGTTTCCGGCCTCCTTAATATATTCCCAAATTTTCTTCTCAACATGGGGAACAATCTGCGGTGCTTTTTCACTATAAAACGGATCAAAGGTTGCCCGCTTAGGAGTCACCAATTTTCGTTTTTTGCCGATCGACAAACCACTAGCAAAAAATAACCGCCGCATCCGCGGTGTTAATTCCAATTCAAACCCTTGTTCGTGTTTCAATCCCAGCCGCTGGGCCGATAACGATAACCATCCAACAACCACACGCATACTGTCCGAATAATATTTATATCCAATCGCACTTCCCAAGCGGCCAAGAGGCTTATGTTTTCCACGTTCCTTAACAAACTGGTTGCGCTCATATCGCCTTCGAACCGTTTTAATCTGGCCGGTTCGCTTACTAATCCGATTCAACTGTACTGTTCGGTAATGCTGATGTAAGTTTTTAATTCCCGAAAACTCTTTATACTGTTGGCCGCCAGGCGCTCCGATGCTAATCTCATACTTGAGTGCTTTCTGTACCCACCAGCCCGTTGATTTCAACGCTCTAGCTACGTATTTTGGGTTTTCCTCAATCATACGTCTGAGAAAGGGCGTAGCTGTATCAATTATTTTCACATTCTGTATGGACTCACCGTACACCTGATAATTAACCCTAGCCATTGCGCTGCACCCATGGGCTCATCGTGCCGGTTCCGACACATGCCAGACGATGCATACCAGCACCCGATGATAATATCATTTTAACAATCCACTTTTTCCCGGTTTCATCCGTAACACGATCTCCGACTTTAGGACTGGGTACATCATCTATAGCTACCCGCAGTATGCACTGATCGCTCTGGCCATCCGTAGTTAGCACATTTCCCTTTCCTGGAGCGTCTCCGCGAAAAACAAGTCCAGCAATAGATTTGCCGTTATATATAATTTTTTCCGCAAATTCGTCTGTATTTAAAAAAACCGTCTGCACGTCGGCAGCGATTTGATCTTTCAACGTCATTATCAATACCTCACGATTATAAACCATGCCCCACAAAAAGTGAGGCATGGTTTATTAAATACTTAAATTTATTTAATTAATCAATTTTAACCCAGACAGTGGTTCCAGCTGTCGCCTTGTCTGCATGAGCAGTCCCAGCCCGTTTGTTGTTCGTCGCAGTTTTCGTAATTTTTCCAGTAGAAGCATCCCAATAAACGGCATCACCGCACGAAATTGTCTCATTATTTTCAGCCGGGAACTCATAAACTCCTTCCATTGCAAGCTCACCGGTTCCACCCTTAGGAATATCCGTGGTAGCAATTCCGATCCGATCGCCAACCACAACGACATCATTTACTTCTACATCGGCTTCGGTTCCATTTGTCCACGTCATCGTTCTACCGATTTTTTTTTCAAATGCTTTAGCCATCGGTGTATATCCTCCTATTTTAAAAATTAAAATTATCCCGGCGTTTCAATGCCGCCGGGATATAACCGGTTATTTTATATCAACTCAACCGGCTGCAACACCGGGGTTTTTATAAAGCGCTCTCCAATCGAGCAACGCAACGCCGAAATCAATATAAATCCGCCATTGAATACCAAGGATATCAAAGGATACCTGACTTTCAATATTCGGTAGATCGCGGCCGTTGAGGAAAGCTACTTCGATGGTGTCAGTAACACCCGGAGCACCAGCCAAATACCAGGCCGTGATGGACCCTTCATCTAGTTCCGGATCGGAGATTGGAGTCAACCGGCGAATGAATTCAGGATTCGGAACTGCATTGTTTTTACTGGGATCCACAGTTGACGCCACCAATTGCTGCGCAGCAACGGCAAGTTCTTCCGGAGTAAGCAAGAAAGCAGCTCTGATATTAAGAGTTTGTTTATTGCCAATATCTTTCTGTTTGGCCATGGCCGCCTTCGCTTTACCGAGCGATTCAACTGAAAGCGCTGCACCCGTCCCCAAGTTTTTGTGGTCCGCGCAGAATAATTCTTTGTTGTCGATGGTTTGATTGCTATTGAGAATATTATATACCGTTTTATTGATGAGCCGGCGGGCCGCAATCGCAAAACGGGTCGGTAATACACTCAGGGCATCCAGATCATCATTAATAATGGCCTGACGGGTTAATCCCCATTTTCGGCCATATGTACCAAGCTGAATTTGACGCCCTTGCTCAGTAAATGTCGAATTTACAAACTCGCCGCTTTGTTCGATTTTTTTCAAATCATCAGCATGACTGAGAGTATACCGGTGCGCGGTTTTAAAATCAGAGAGATTGCCGCGCCGAGTCCAGTATTGATAGGTGGTTTCTGCCGCCTCATATGCCGTGGATAAGGATTTGTTGGCGACATTTGACAAAATACCCGGGAAATCTGAAGTACCCATGAAACGGCCATATTCGTCCAAACCCAACGCAGCTCGAATAATCGTTTCTTTGTCTGCCCGGCGGAAACTTTGCCCGGTTGCCCGTTCGGCGCATTCCTGGGCCAGTTCGATCAAACTGAGATTGCGTAATTCTGTAGCACCGGGAGCCGGCTTGTCGATTCTGATCTCCGAGTTAGCCCGCATTGCCAATCCATCAATAGCAGCTAACCGGAATTTATCACGTTCATCAACAGTAATGTGGGCCACCGGTACCGGACGATGTGATGTAGCCAACCGTTCCAGGACAAAATTGTTGACATCCTGAATCGTTGATCCATCATTCAAAAACCGTTCCATGTCCTCTTGTGAAATTCCAAATCTCGCACATGCTGCTCTGATTTCCCGTTGCCGATTCCGTTCTGCTGCGGTTAAATCATCTGCAGACGGTTGATCCTGGCTGCTCAAATTGATACCAGCGACCGGCTGATTCTGAGGTAATATCCCCGCAACAGGTTCAGTTTGTTGATTGGTTTCGAGGAGTTGAATCCGTTCTTCGGAGGTGAGTTCGGATTCAATCACTTCAACCTCGACACCATTCCTGATAACTTTGAATTTTCTCATACCTTTCATTGCCTCCTTATTAAATATATCTGAATGAGTGCCGTTACCAGCCCCCGTTTCAGCAGCTGATAATCCTACTCCCACAATCAACTCTGGAGTAGGTTCGAGTGAAATTTCGACTATATCCCAATCCGTTGCCACATAAACCGGCCCTTTAAATCCGCGTTCTTCCTGTCCTTCATCCACAAACATCAATTTATAAAACCGTACACCAACCGAAACGCCTTTAAGAGCTCCACTTTTAACTTTTTGAAATAGCAAATCAGACTTTTCATCTTCATCAAATTTCAATCTTGCACGATACTGCTTAGGACTCTTTGACTCATCCAGCCATACGTCTAAAATTGGTCCAATTGGCATTAACCCATATACCGGATCCCGCCCATGGGCAAAAAGAAAAGACCCTACTTTAAAGGTCCTTTCAAGCCTGCATTCTCCTGGATTATGTCCTAGAACCAATGAACCGAACCAGCGCTGAGCTATCGTTTCACTTGTAATCGATAGTTCAACTGTTCGATCATCTTCATTAATTTTATCTACAGAAAAATTTATCTCAAAATATTCAGTATCGCGAAAATTAGGATTCTTTCGTAACTCATTTAAAACAGATTTTCCAGCAAAAAATTGAATGTCAAACGTTATTCTTTTCATCTTTTCCCTCCTCGCTGTTTGGCGCTTTTACATTATTCTTAACCGGATAATGGATATCCAACATTAAACCAAGACTTTCAGCATAGTTCTTTTCCCGGGCAGCTTGTTCAAGCACTTCCCGCCAATCAAGTCCTCGTTCTGCACAGATCCTCGAAAGACTGGTCATTCCAGACATCAATTCCTGTTTGCTACCCTGCACATCCTTCAGCGGGTCCACCCATGTAAACCCTGGAGCAATCCAATCACATACAAGATATTTTTTAGGATTCGACCAAAAATCTTGAATTTTAACTCGACCGGTTAACACGCACATCTCCACAAATTTCGGCCACACCTTTTTACAGAGATGTTCGATGATAAACGACTGCATCCCCAAATACGTCTTTTGGTCTTCAAGTTTATTGATTCGGGCCGAGCTGTAATTGGCCTGTGATACATCCCTACTAACAGTTTCATAACTGAGCCCCTTTCCAGCACCGATCATCCTTTGTTCAATGCGAATGATATCCGCCACAGAGGTAGCATCACCGCTGGGATTGGCAAACTCTATATCCTCACCAACATCCAAATACTCGATCATACCGGGCACAAATGTTTTAATTCGTTCTCCGCTCTTATTTGTTGATACGCGGCCAACAGATTGCCCGGGATGTTGTTTTTTTACAAACGCCGCAAAACAGGCGGCAATTTGGCGCTTCACCAATTCGGCGTCCATATATTCTCCGGTTTCTCGCATTCTGGTCATTACCCTGGCGAGCTGAGATATCCCGCGAACCTGCGTAAACCGATTCCGCAGAAACAAATGGATAATCTGATCAGCTGGAACCCTTTCCGGATCCATATTTGACATACCGTCAGGAGCTATTTTATTAATCCAGTATGCCAACGGCCGATAGTATTCATCAACCTCAACACCAGATACAAGATAATTTTTACTTCCAGGTACCCTAAACAAATAATCAGCCAACTGATCTGCTTCAATACCCTGCAATTTCAACGGCATCTCAGTGTTAGGCAAATAATTAATTTTAAAAAATGCCTCTCCGTCCACTTGTTCCCGGCGCAATGCAATACGCTGTAACTCGTAAAAATTACTGAGGCCGGCCATATCACAGTTGGCCGCAAATTCCTTCCAATGTTCTTCCAGTTTATTATTTAATACATCATCATAATCCTTACCTTTCTTGATTCTAGCTTGAGGTATAATGCCGGTACCGACGACATTCCGTTCGATCGCCCCCAATACAGCCTCGGCAATATCAGAATTATCCTCCAGCCAACGTGCCAAACTCCGCAACCGTACCCGGTCAGCCCCCTGGATTTGCTCGGCAGTTCCTGCAATAGTTTGGACAGGATTGAGCCGATCCTGGCGGGCAGCTTCATAGTACCGGAATGAATCAAGACCCTGGCGAAACATCGCTCGCTTCCAGCCCCAGCGGGGAGAGATCGTGGATATTACATTATCCAATGCATTAGCAAAAAAATTTCGTTTCATAGTTTTTCAGCTCCCGGGCGGCCGGCCAGGACCGTTGTTCCATGCAAATTTGCATAATATTCATTCAACAACTCTTTTTCCCGTTCATATAGCGTTTTTAAGTCAGCCCTGGTTAATTGGGTCCCATCCGAACTATATGCCTGGCCTCCTTCCTCGATTTTCCGAATCGCAGCCTGTACCCGTTCCAATTTTTGTTCTATGGTTTCAATGGCCATCATCCCGCCTCCAATCATTTATTGAACCAATTCCGTCTGCCAATCCACGAACCCCGATCATTCTCATTATTCTCTTGATTATCTTCGACTGTAGTTGGTTTTACTAAATACCTCACACCTAAGATTTCCGCTGCAAGAGCTGCGTTACATTCCGCATCCAAAAGGTGATTATTTGGATGACTTTTCATGATCGGTACATACTCTTCATGTGTGCGGCCTTTTTTATCAGTTATTACAACTTTCTGTTCAGAACAAATTTGATCAGCATATAACCGCTCACAATCCTTCGCAACCATCCATGATCCGGGAGATCCAACTTTTCTGTTGAGCCGCCCAAAAATAAAATCCTTGAATTGCATAGGATCAAAGATATATAGATTCAATCCGTTAGCTTTACTGTTTCCTTTATCAATTTTTGTAACAATATACCGGGCCCGCAACGGCTTGGATGATCCCTTGGTCGGCAATACTAAACCAAGGTTTTCAGCGGCATAATCATAAACCTCATCTGTATTGTAACCGGAGTCCATACAAACCAGGTTAATATAAAAGGCTTCCCCGTAAATGCTCGGGTAAGCCCTGTTTATTATCTCATCAATCTCGGGCCATGTCTCAGCCCGGCCATAATCCACATTCCAGCTTGTACATTTTTCTCCCCACGCCCGGACCGTCCACCAGAAGTGATCCTTCTGTACGTCGATGCCACAAGTTAAAATAATTGCTTCGTCTGGTACTTGTCCACGCATATGATCGGCCGCCATCATAAGCACCGCATCGGAGCGCATTTTCGTTGCTTCGCTTTCCCATGGTTCAGCTAGCCATGAGTTGATAAAGTTCATCAGCTCTGCTGGTTCATCTTTTGACGTCAAAAACTCATAGGCTACCCGGCCGAACGTGACAAACGGAGAATATATACTGCTCAGATGATATGCGACAGAAGTAATTTTACCCTTTGGTTTCTCTTCGCATTCCCACCGGCCGGCCCGAAGCATTTTCAGTTTGTGTCGATCTTCTATTGCTTTTCCACAGTTGATACATTCATAACACGCGTGTTCCCGGACTAAATCCGGTTCATCATGATAATCCTGTGGCCACTTTATCTGTTTAAACTCAAATTTTTGATAATGACCACAATGAGGGCACGGTACATAATATTTATAGCGAACACTTGCTTTTTGATAAAACTGCCATATGTTCCCCGTTTTTAATGTCGGGGTTGATGCATCCACAATTTTCTTATTCCAGAATGTTTTGGTCCGCTCTTCAGAGAGTTTCAACGGATCGGCTTCTTTTCCGGACCAATCTGCAAATTTGTCGATCTCATCACGGAATAAATATCTGATTGGTCGTGATGCCAATTTAGCCGGCGAGTTTGCCCCTTCCAGTGCAATATATGTATTATCAAACTGGAGCTCTTTTAAATCACTCCTGCGTTCATCAAATTTTTCAGCTAATGTTGGGCAAAGTTTAATCGCTGGTTGTACACGGTTTTCACTAATTCTTTTTGCTAACTGATCATCGGGATATACCAAAAGCATCGGGCCAGGATCCTGGTCGATGGCATACCCCATCATGTTAAATATGCATTCGGTTTTCCCGCCCTGAGTACCAAAAACCAGAATAATATGTTCAATTTCCGGGTCATTGAACGAATCCATCACATCACGTAGATATGGTACTCGGTCCGTCTTCCATGGTCCGGGAATACTACTGCTTTTTATATCGAGTACGCGATGATTGTCTGCCCACTCGCTTACGCTTAGCCGTTCGGGAGGTTTCCACGCGTTTAGCTCTCGGGGCATCCAGCGAGGTGGTTGTCGCTTTTTCTTTGACTTTTGGTGTGTATCGTCCGGTTCTGCTATATTGTTCCAAAAGGTCAATGACTTCATTGTTCACAACCTTCTCAACTGTTTTTCGAATATCCGGATCGGCAAATTCGGCAGCCACGGCCCGGGCCAGAGCCATCAGTCCCGATTTTACCTCGGTGACCCGTTTAGCCCACTCCTCCTCTACCTGTTCGATCTGCATATATTTTCCCAATAGTTCATTTTTGAGTATCTGTTCTCTCTCGGCCTTGGCTTCACGATATGACGTCTCCGCCTTAATTTTTCGGGCCATCATTGTCTCTTCGTTTCCGATGCCCATCCATTCGACCAATTTTTTCAGGTCCCACCAACCCCTTTTTGGTTGAGGGGCACCTCGCTTTTTCCAATTGGTAACCGTCCGCGGTGTGACATCAAAAAACTGTGCGGTTTTTTCCGAGTTTAGATAAAAAAAATCACCTTCAAAACAAATCCATGAAGGCACAGCTATATCCGATTTTTTCTTAGCCATTTTTACAGCCCCAAAATTCGACCCTTTTCGGAAATTTGGAAACCCAAAAAATTTTTTTTAGGTAAAAATAGCCCGCGCTGCTCCCGACCCCTGAAGTCAGGGCGCCGGGAAGGACCCGCGGCCGCGGTCTGTCCGCGTCGAAGCAGCAGCTTTGATTGTTTCTGATATATTGCTCCCACATTTTATCAGGTGGTATTATTGAATCCCATTGGCAATCTGTTGTACCATATGGCGGATCACAAAGAACTAAATCTACACTATTATCTGCAATCTTTTTCATTTCTTCTAAGCAGTCGCCATGATAAAGTTTGATCATTAATACCTCCATGTAAGCTGCGTTATCTGTAAAAAAATCATGAAAAAACCGCCTGAAATAATTCAGGCGGTTTAAGAGCGCACTTTCCAGAATATATTTTATATTAATTTTGTAAATATTGCAAGTATTTATAAAAATTCCGAATTTCGACGAAAATAAGTTATTTTTCGCTTTCTGCGCCTACCTGACCTATTGCCCCCTTTTTTTCTTATCCTCGCTTTAATTTCTCGCGTATTTAATCCAAACTGTTGTTGAATAGAATATCCTGCCTCCAGTATTTCATGTACTTTTGGCATTGGGATGTCTCTCCAGATACCTACGCCGCATGTTGAACAAACAAAATAATCAGGATTTGTCGCCGATTGAACCATTTGTCCTCTGCATCCTTTCATCGGGCACCGTTGAGGCACCCATCCTCCTCGTTTAGCCAATACACCGCCCCCTTAAAATGAATAATGCCGACCTAACCCACTGCCACTGGGTTGGTCGGCCTCTGCTCAGCACAGCCAGCCTATTTAACTTTCTCTATCTCATTGTCATTTGATAGATCAATATTTTCAGTAGTTTTAAACACTCGTAAAGGAATTCCATTTTGAACTTTAATCGACAACTCCCCGTTTCCTATTCGTTTTATGAGCCTTAATAGATTCCATTCATGCTTATCAATATTAACCTGCATTTTAGCTCCTCCTTAATTACGAATTGTCATTCTACGCCTAAGTTCATCTTTGGTTTTGCGTGTATAAATCCTGGTTGACTCTAACGAGTCATGGCCAAGAATTTCAGCGATATCAGCCAGGGACCACCCCTCATCGGCCAGTTGCATTCCTAACAGATGCCGGAAATTATGGGCATGTGCATGTTTCAAGTTCACTTTAGCTAATCTGGCGTATTTTTTTATCACGTAATGCGCCATATATCTGCTCATAGGATTAGAGTTTTTCTCATTCATAAAAAGCCATTCCTCATCCGGCCGGCCGGCGATATAATCCCAGCAGTGCGCTTTCACACGATCATCGATGAACAGATCCCTGAGTTTTTCTTTTTTACCAACGATTTGTTCAAAGTCACCTTTGATGGATTTCACTTTAAGTTGCAACACTTCTGATATTCTGCCGCCGGTTCGATATAGAGCGTGAAATAATGCAATCGCTCTTTTATCCCCGACCTCCTCGGCCTTGCTGACCATCCGGTTAAACTCGCTCAACGTCAATGGGTTCTGTAAATAATCATATTTTGGTATTTTAAATCCTTTTGCCTCGGCAAAAATGGTTATATCTAGGCGCGGGTAATTGTTCACCCACGCTTTAAATGACCGGAATGCGGCCATTTTACGATTGATAGATTTACGATGGTAACCGTTGTCTACCAAATGCCGCTTATATCTCTCAATATCACCAGTCCGGATTTCGTCTACAGGTAATTGGTCAAAATAATCAGCCATCTGTTGTAGATCGGTTTTATAACTCTCAAGAGTTTTCAAACTTAAAGCTCCTGTTGAGTACTCAATATAATCGTCTATCAAGTCGGCAAGGAGCATGCCTTACACTCCCCTCCAACATTAGTAATACTCAGTTGCAATAATAAAAGGGCTTTTTGGATGTTTCTTTTCTAAAACCTCTCTGAATGTTGTTAATACTTGCAATCCATCATAAGCTATGAATTTCCGTCCATTATATTCAATCGTTCCACCGTTAGCTTTACATTTTTGATAAATAAAGTCATAATCATCGCCTTCATAATAGTCATACATTGTATTATCTAACGAACATTCTTCCGGTTCTTCGTATATCTCTTCCTTATCTAAGCCGGTTTTCTTTAAGTACCATTCGATAGCTTCCTCTTTAGATCTGGCTGCAACCCAATCGCAATCACATATTTGAAAAACTTTAAACATTACTGTAACCTCATTGCCTTCCAAATTACATCCCTCCCCATTTTTAACAGAACATATATTATGTTAAACTATTTTTAAAACCAAGTTTTTATTGTATTGATAAGGGTTTTCACTATCTCCTAACACCCAGTATATCGTAGAGATATTTTTTAACATAACTCTTTGTTATTGTTAAAAATAACATAGAAAAAAATATAAAATATCAATTTCCGATTAAGATGAACATAAGAGCAGAAAAGCCGAAAATAAAAGCATTCACTAAAAGATTGGACTTCATTTCATTCCCCATCCTTCAATTCTGCTCATTGGTGATACCTGTTTCAATTCTAAAGCCTGATCAACAAATCGAGTTAACGGTACCAATAGGGCTTGTTTTTTTCCACCGGCATGTCCACTCCTAATTTCTACCACTCCAGATGATTCATAGCGCCCGGTTTCGTGATTATAGGTGTCGATGCTAATAAACACACTTCCATCACTGTCTTGAATAACTTTTAGCTTGTTTTCTCTGGACTTGAACGATCGATCGCTGGGAACAATCACTCGCTTCAAAATTTTAGTCACCGCCGCCACCTCCTTTTTATCTCTGGGCCGCTTCTACTGCCAATACATGCTCCCGAATCTGCTCCAATATGCTGGTAGCTTCACGCCCGTACTCCGCGCGGATCCGCTGTCTCCATTGTTGTAACTCAATATCCGATGCATTACGTCTTTTCATCTCCATGAATTCTTTGGCCAACTGATGAATAACAGATCTGTTCTCAATGATGATAATACCCTTACAACCAGGATAACTGCTAAGTAGATAATGCTGCAATCATTTCACCTCCATTCGTTGTGCCGCTATCCGTCTTCGGTAGCTCCACCCAGTATTTTCAATTATCCGGCACATCTCCAGGAGTCGATCATAAATCCTGGGCCCGATTGCATCCGGCAATTCACGTTCAACATCCAGATTGGTGGTCACGATCAATGATTTTTCTTTGTTATAAAGCGTATTAATGATTTTATAAATTACTTCATAGGTATTTCCGGTCAGATTCTCAGCTCCCAAATCGTCCAGCACGACCAGATCCGCTTCGGCCACCCAGTACAATATATCCGCTTCAGTATACCGGCTCACTCTGTACGTTGCTTTTATTTGAGTCATAAGTTCCGGTACATTAAGCATAAGAGCCGATATGTCCATTGATACCGCTGCATTGACAACCGCTGCCGCCAAATGACTTTTCCCATTCCCGGGTTTGCCGTAAATCAAAAGCCCGTCATGTTTCATCCAAAGCTTGTCCCTAACAAATCTGACCGCTTCTCTGTATGCAGCCTGAGTACCTGGCAACTGCTCAAAATTCTCAAACGACGCATTACGCAATCTTGGTCCTAGTCGGGATTGATTGAATATTTCGACGATTTTACTCCTTTTTTGCTCTTGTTCAACCCGTCGCATATCTTCTTCCATGCGTTTTATCTCACACTGGCATGCTGTCGGCATCAATCGCTTTTGACCAAATATAATCACGGATACCGGTTTGATTTCCCGATTACAGATCGGACACGTTCGTATCCGGCCGGATGATGAGCCTTGATACATTGATGGGGTCCTCTCCTTCAATATGTTCCCCACTAATACCGGATCTCCCATTTTTCAACTGCACCACCTTTCGATTTTGGTTAAATCGAATGGTCCCAGGTTTATCTCTTGATCTGAATTCATACTCAGCTGTTGCAATAGCCGCCAATGACGTCAATTTGTCTTTATACCAATTTCGCAGGATGCCGTCAACATAATTACAGTTCCGCTTTCCGGCCCTGGCGGCTAAAACAATGGCATATATAATAACCTCAACCGGCATACCATCATTTTCGTGCCAATCCCAAAGCCTATTCAGTTCGTTAATTGTTACAGGTATGCCAAAATTTGATTCATAGGCATTTTTTATATCCATGTAATCAAACGCTGCAATCTCATCGGGGGTTAAATGGTCTCCGTCCTCATTAACTACTACTACTAGATCATTTATTTCTTTAAATAATATTTCTTTACGGTGCCGCAATCCGTTGTCACCACTAGATTTTGACGTGGTTGTGGTTGGTAAATTACCAACTGGTTCACTGATATTGGTTGGTATTTTACCAACTTGGTTATTTTGTCTAGTTGGTATTTTACCAACTTCAGTTAGTGTTTCACCAACTCGATCATCCAGATTTCTAGCCAATAACTCATCCCATTTCTGCTGATTAAAGCCCTTGACAATGGATATTCGCCAGGTTGTGTAATCCTTGTTAATAGAGATACGTAACATATCTCCAATGTCTTCGGTATGAAGAACATTGGGTTCCCCGGACAAATACTCAAGCTCTCTTTTGATGTCTGACTTATGTACTCCAACCAGTTCAAAATCGCTATAGCGGAGTAAAGCTGACTTTTTCCCGCAGCCATACGACATACGGATAACTAAATTCAAGATATTCAGCTGTCGCTTGGAAAAATCCGACTGCATAATAGCTTCCGAAAGTTCATTGGCTGTGCGTGTGTATCCATTTTCTAATTGCGGGTTGGCCATTTATTGTTGCCCCCTTAAATATGTCTAAAACTTCTTTCCGTGCCGGACAGGCATGATCTCATTCCGCTCCATCCTACAATTAAAACAGTTTTTGTGGCTTTTTCACCGATCGACCCGGCCAAGGCATGATGTAGAGTTGATGAGGCTTAATAGGTTCTAATTTGTGCAATTTCAATGCTATACCGCCCCTTTAACTTATACATTGTGCAGGGTGTTTGCATAGTTTGTCCTTTTTCACTTTAATAACCTCGTTTCCACATTCAGGACAACGGCCGGCTTTTAGATATAAAGGTTCCTGCTGACAGTGCTCGCAATAATAAATAGGCACTTCACTCACTCCTTTGGCACTAGTGGAAGCTCAAACCCGGAGACCATTTTGTACAATGATACCATCCTCCGGCTACCCGGATTGGGTTGATTGTTTCATCGCACCACGGAATTTTTGTTGGCATTGTTACCCATCCGTTCATTGAGGTATCGGTTTGCAAACTTTAAAAACTTCTGTTTATTCTGTCGCCTCCGTTCTGCTTCCCGATCTTCTAATATGCGGCTATAAATCGTATCTCTAATTCTCTGACAATCAAGGCGTCGTCTGGTTCGATGATGCAATTTAACCGCCTCCTAACCGAGTTTTGCTTGAAGTGGCGAGAGCAGTTTCATTCGTTCGATATGATATTTTATTGTACTTGTGGACACTCCCAGATGCTTTGCAAGTTCCTGAGGTCTCATCTCGCCAGACTGGTATTTTTCAGCCAAAAACTTGAGGTCTTCTTTTGACAACTTTCCTGGAGTTTTTGGATTCTTTGTGGATGGTTTTGGTGACTTTATTTCAGCGTCCTGACCTATAGCAGTGTTTACAGCTGATGATATCCCGTTATTGTAAATACCGTGCACATACACCAGCTCTAACACTTGAGCCGGAGTTAGATTAACCTTCCTAGCTATATCGACAGTTGCGTAATTCAGGATGTACATTTGCCGGATGGTGTCGATTGTATTTTGATCAACCACAAGAGGATTCTGGTTTGATTTAGGGTTATTTGAATTGTTGGGTTTTTCTTCTATCCGCTTTATCCCAAACAATATCCGCGTAGACTCTAGTTTGAGCAGTCTATCATGCAATTCAAGCACATCAATCAACAGATCCTTGGTTTCTTTGAGTTTCAAATTAAACTCATCCAGCTTTTCAATGTCGATTAAGTTACTCATTACTCATATACACCACCCTTTTTTTATCGATTATGTTCCTGCTAGAACAATGAAAGCTGTTCACCAACATACCACTCAGGTGACGGCAGGTCATTTCATGAGATGGATCTGGCGGTGCTGCTATTTGAATATGCCCATCAACCACTATCTGATCATGACCATACCATCGCTCTGCTGCCGCTTTAACCTGCTCTAAATAATCCACAGGAAACTGGTATTTAATCCCGTCAGGCACCGTGCCGAATAACCGTAAGTCTTTGTTAGGAACCAGCTTATAAACCCAATAATTAAAGTTAAAATGATTACCTATTTGAGGATTATGGATTGCCGTTACCATACCGTCATTAACTGTAAAACAAACCAGAGGTTTTGGCCTGCCATCTAAATCCTCATCGATAACAACATCCGAAAAATAAAGTTTTGCCCGTCTGATTAAATAAGGGATGCGCTCTTTATGGACCCTCATATGTACGCTATCTGTGGATTTATCATATCCCATGAACTGTCGATTCTTAGTACACAATACTAAATCAGAATGAAAATCTCGCTGCATCGTATACCATATATCAAAAAATGTTGCATCAAACGGTACCATAATACAGGTCTTGGGACGTTCGGCAATCGTTTCCGGTTCGTGGATAATAACCTGAACAGAATTATCACCATAATATCTTTTGGCAATATTTAAAATGGTATTGAAATATATGCGACGAAATACATACCGTACATCATATTTTTCTTTTGGCAATTGTTGTCTCTGAAAATCAGGCACGATCGTCAAAAACCACCAGTTGAAATCGCATTCTGCGAATAAATCTACAGTATATTCAAGAATAACTTTTGATGCGTAGGCTATAAATTTAGCAGGCATGACAACCTCCAGATGCGGGTTAAGCGGAGCAAGGTTTTAGTGACCTTGGTCCCGGCTTTCACGGGATTGTCCCTGGCCCCGCATTAAATTGTTAGTTACAAAATAGGCATTAAATTATTTAAAAAATTTTTTTCACGATTGTCCCCCCTTTTTTTATCGTTACCGGCTATACCAACCTCGGAATTGATTTTTGCCGGGTACAACCCTTAACTAAACCAAACTAACTCTGTCGGATGTGTATGTTTTAACTTGCCAATCATCGAAGGTTAAAACAGTACATGTCCGTTGTATGAAGTTTGAACACGATATTTTATTCAATGTCCCATCGCATCGATAACAAACCTTACGACACCTGGAACACTGACAGGAAAGTGTATTGCATTTAATGATTTTAACTTGACTAGCCTTCAATATATCACCCTCTTTTTCGGATAATATTGATACAACCGTGCATGCCCTCCATGGTGCTGATCGAACTCGTCGATCCGATCATACATCTCATACGCCGTTTCAAATACTTTCGGAAAATAAGCTAGGTCAATCAACCAGTACCTACCCGACGGATACCAGGATCGGGATTGTGCGGGTATGTTAAGCATAATCCAATCGTAAAACGGTTTAAAGTAATCTCCCTCAATCCGAAACCGCACAGATATATCCTGTGGATAGGTAGTAATTGTCAGGACCCGCATGGTTAAAGCTCCTAGAGCAAAAACTCATTCAACAAATAGCAGCAGCCACATCTGCCGGAAACGCTTCCCAGTAAGCGCTGCGTATGTCTTTCACATGAGAGGTGTCTATATTTTTAACCTTTGTCAGTTGTTCACGGAGATCCTCAAAAGTCCGGCACGAGCAAACTGGAATAAATTTTTCGCTGCCGTCGGTCCGTATGGTCATAATCCCTAAAACGTAGGCATCGCCTTTGTGAATAGTTGGTTCAGGATTAAAAATTGTTGATAATGGCACTCAGATTACCTCCTCAATAATCTCAGAATTATGAATGAGGTGACCTTGGTGACTAGCATGGTCACTAATTATATGGCCATACACGACTTGGTTATCGAGCGGCAAACGGTACTCAATAACCCGTTTAAGATACTCGATACATACCGGACTGACCGGATTTGACATCCAATTAGGCCCAACAATGCTTTCCCACCAGTCAAAAACTTCAAAAAGAGCACCGTTTTTCAACTTTACTACTTTACCTGATTGAGGATGCTTGTCCATGGTCACCTCAAAAACTAGACAACAAGTAATAAAAGTGATAAAATTAAAACCCTACAGCAAGGTATTTCTAGAGCGATTTACCTGCAAAGCCGCCTCTGCCAAGGCGGTTTTTTATTTTGTTTCTTATCATCGCCTTATCCCCTCTTACACATCTTTACCAGCTGCTCTTGCAATCTCAATGCCTCTCCGTGCGATAGACATTATCCGATCATGGATCCGCCGGAAATCGTCATCCGTTTTGTTTTGGTATGCGTCATCGCAGATTGTGATAGTTGTATTACCTATACTGTACTGAGTAACTACATTGCCAATCTCAATCATAAAGATCACCTCAAGATACGTTATGCAGCTCTCTGTTTGATGAGCACTTAATGACGCAAATCATTCTCAATGCTGCACTGATAAACTCTCGTGATTCTTTAACCACCTTTTCCACAATTGGTAGTTCATGC